TGCGATTCGAAGCCGTACGTGAATTCCTGCTGTTCCAGTTCTTCGATGTTCAGCTTCGCGACGTACCTGTTCTTCGTCGCCCCTGTCTCGATCTCCTTCAGGACGTATTCGTCTTCCTTCGTCCGGATGTAGTTTTCCGCTGCCAGTGCCGCGATCGCCGCGCCGTTCTTCGGATATGAAAACGACAGTTCCTTGTCCCCGGACGACAGCGTCTTTTCGATCTTCAGGTCGTCCATCATGTCGATCGCCGCGATCCGCTTGTGCAGCGCGTCGTATATCTGGATCATCCCGCTGCCCTCCTTACATCCACATCGGCGTATACGTCAGCACGACCTTCGCGGATCCGGAAGAAAACGTCAGATCGTTTTCGCCCGCTGCCAGGCGCGGGAACTGCCAGAACGACACCTGATCGAAGGCGTTCTTCCCGTCGATCGTCGCCGTCCCGCTCCTGCCGTCGATGATCAGTGTCTTCCCTGCTGCCAGTGTTTCCACGGTGTAGGCTTCGCCGTTCAATGTGATCGTGTAGTCCGTCAGCTGCTGCTTCGCTGTGATCGCCATGATGCACGGCGCTTCCTTGCTGCTTTCCACGAAGATCTGTCCGGACGTCTTCCCGTCGAATGTGATTTCCAGATCGTCATCGAAGAAATACCCGTCGATCGACAGTTCCAGAATCTTCTTTGACAGATCCAGCGTCTTCGTCAGACTGTCGTCTGTCAGATATGCTTTGTATTTGCCTTTGTATCCCTTGATCTCTTCCAGGACGGCAGACTGGCGGAACTGCATCATGAATCTTGATACAGTCCGCTGAAGTTCTGCCCGGTTCCTTGCGCGGAAGTAGATCGTCAGCTTCAGCGTTCCCAGCGGGATGTCTGTTTCGTACTCCGTCGGAAGCAGTGCCCGCTGGATCATCTCCTTCTGGACACTGATCTTCGGCGGCTGCTCTTCGACCGTCAGCAGCTTCGCGCCGTATTCCCTGACGTCCACGCCGTTCACGATCATGTTTCATCCCTCCTTATCTCTTCCGCTGTAATTTGTTTACGAATTCATTTTCGACGCGTGTGTATACTCTTTCCGCGACGACATCGCCGTCCATCGTGACGTATACATACACGACCGTCCCGCCTGTCAGTGCATCCAGCTTCTTGTCCAGCATGTCGCCCAGGCGATCATAGAACGCTTTCAGCGGCAGGATCGCTTCCGCTCCCGCTTCGCCGCCTGCCAGCAGTGTGTTCCCGGATGCTCCGAATACTGTCGGACGTGTCATGATACCGCCGGATTTATACCAGCTGATCCCGAAGTGCGGGACTGACGGCGGATTCAGACTGAAGTGTCCGGATATATACGGATGCGGCAGTGCCAGATGCGGCAGGCTCCAATGGAAGTTAAACTTCGACCGCATGGCGCTGATCGCATTCGCCACGGCCTGCTTCGCCGCATTGATCGGCCTTTCGATCGCCGACTTGATGGCGTTCCATCCGGAAGACGCCGCGCCCTTCATGCTGTTCCATGCCGAAGACATCACGGACTTGATGCTGTTCATGACGGACTGGACTTTCGACTTCACCGCATTCACGGCGGACGTCACGCCTGACTTGATCGCATTCCATGCGGATGTCGTCGCGCTCTTCACTCCGTTCCACACGGACGTGATCGTGGTCTTGATCGCGTTGAAGATCGGCGTGACCGCTGTCTTGATCGCGTTCACTGCGGTCGTTACGGCTGTCTTGATCGCGTTCCAGACGGTCGATGTGGCTGTCTTGATCGCATTCCATACGGTCGACACTGTGGTCTTGATCGCGTTCATGACGGTCGTGATCACGGTCTTGATGCCGTTCCACACTGTATCGATCACGGTCTTGATCGCCGTCATGACTGGCGTGATGATGTTGTCCTTCACGAAGTTCAGCGCCGTCGACACTGTGGTCTTGATCGCTTCCCACGCTGCCGTGATCGTCTCTTTGCAGTTCTCCCAGATGAACCGGAACGGAACCGTGATCAGCTGGAAGGC